GGACACTAGACTACAGGGATCAGCGATGCAGGTGTGGAGCGCACCGGTACCTTTTTCGGGAGGGTTCACGGTGGAGGATTTCTGCAACTTCAGCAAAGACCCGCGACTGATGAGAAGGGGGACACCACGAAAACTCCCAGAAAACGATCCTGGGGCGAAATGAAGCTGTTTTAACCTCCTCCTTCCTCCTTCCGGCCCTCTGGGGCGAGGCTTCGGCAACCTCCCTCAGGGGGCCCTTTTTATTACCTTAAATAACCCCTTGACAGCAGCCCACTCACTCACCTTTTACATTCACAATCTGGCTGACCCCGGCCTTCTGGGAAACGAGGAACACCCGGTTGGCATTATCAATGATATCTTCCCGGGGCATCCGTTCGTCACTTACCATAATGATCTGTAATCCCAGTTTGTCGCTAATCTCCTGCAAGACGGCCAGCGCTCGGCGATTGGCGTCCTCCCCTTTGAGTCTGGAAAAGGGCTCATCCAATAATAGGATTGGGCTGACCTTTTTATCTTGTCGCATAGTCCAGTAGGCAATTCTCAAGGCGAGAGAAGCGATGTCGATTGCCCCACCGCCTGTATTTCCAAGCGGAGGGCATTCCAGCTCCCCACGCTTGAATAGTAACTCAACTTCGGTCTTCCCTCGCTTCTCTTGAAAGTCTACTTTGAGTTGATAGGGATCATCGAAAACAGCCTCCATTGCTAGACTCACTTGCTCAGATAAATGGTATTCGAGTTGCTTCTGAGTGGCAAGACCGACTTGCTTGACAATCTCCAAGGCTCGCTCATGCCGGATCAGGCTTTTGCGCCCGGTTTTTAATTTGATTTCCAAATCCTCAGCCTGTGCTTGAATCCGACTCAGCTCCCCTTTGCGACGTTCATGGGCATTTCGCAGGTCTTTGATGTTATTCATTCCCCCATACCCATCAATTTTTCGATTCCCGCAATCTCTGCCGCAATATTATCTTGCAACTCAGACCGTTCGGCTTCCTTTTCCTCTTGAAGTTGCTTGGCCTCTTCTACGGCAGTGATTCCGAATTCATCCTTCAGTTGTTTGGTAATGCTTTTCAATTCTCCCTGTAATTCGGATCGCTCAGATTTCTTGTTTTCGATAATCCCCTTCAATTTGAGTAGTCGCCCTCCCAGTTCTTCATTATTTGCCATCTCTTCCTCCATATGTTTCTCGGATAATCACATCGGCCTCCGCTCGCTGCATAGCTATTTTCATATGTTCTATGGCTTTCTCCATCTTGGCTTTGGCTTCTTTCAGATCGGCTTTTATGGCGGTGGTTCCATTACATAAATATGATACTATTTCAGGTTCTAAAAGTTTATCAATCAGGCCATCAATGTTTCGTTCTGTTTCTACTGCCCATCTCAGCATGGCATACATTTCTGGGTTTCGCTTGGCATATTCCTTAATGGTAGTCATGGCTTCTATTCTCCTTTATCCAATGCAGTGTACACAATCTCCTTAATTGGTGGGGCGGTCTTATTCTCATTGAAAAACGCCTCCAGATTATTCCGGAAAGACACTCCAAGTTTCCAATCCGTGTTTATTCTCTCGATATATGCGGCTATTCGATTGTCTCTTTCCGCCACCCTATCCAAATGATCTCTCTGATGCACCCCCTTTTCAATTGGATAATCTACTGCCTGCACGCTATTATCATCGGCAAAATAGAGGTAGCATTGTGGCTGGGAGTTTTCCTGATCGGTAGTAGCCCTCATCATGCTTCCGGGGTTGACCAACAAAGTACCGTCTTCCGCTTCTGTAAAGTTTTTGTGGTTATCGCCGGTGAGGATTAGATCACAATCTTCAAACTCGTGTAACAATTGTGAAACTGGAGATGCTCCTATATTGTGTGCCCAAGTGGGTTTATCCTCTTTTTGCCACACTAATTCATGAGACATAACTATCATTCGTTTGAAAATCACATGGGGGTTAATACATCCTGTGGCACTTTGTTTATTCACCCCAAAAGGAAATCCAACAACCCATAAATCCATCTTTGTAAAGATCGGATTTTTTGGATTTGTAATCACCTGAATTCCATCATCCACCGCCGCCAACAGCCCCAACGCTGACCGATCAAACTGCTCAAGGGAATGCATCGGTAAATCATGTTGGCCGGGGATGCAAACAAAAGGCCGGGGCAGGTATTCATAGGCAAACCCCAATAACCACGGGCTCGCCTTCCAATAGTCAAAGATATCGCCAGAGCATAGCACTGGGCAATAGCCATTCTTGGCACTTAAATCGCTAAGGAATAGGAGTTTACGTCTCTGGGCGAGGATATAGTCATCTATCCGTGCTACAGGCGTCTTATCGGTCAAATGTAGGTCAGAACACAAGATGGCATCTGCTATTCTGGTTGGTTTTTGGGCTTTTGTTCGTTTCATATCAATTTCCCTTTATTTTCTGCATAATGGTCTGCCTTGCATTTTCAAAAGCCACCTTTTGCCAATAGTTTATATATCTGTTATCGACCATCCTTGATGATAAGTATGGATTCTCAACCGTTTGCACCTCGGCTATGAGTAGGGATAGGATTTGGTCGGCCCAGTATGCTTCATCTGGTGTTGCCGGACAGTATTCTACTGATTTGGTGGCTATATCGTTAATCATTTTGGCTATCTTCTCTCTCATCAACGCACCTCACTGCCACATAACGGGCAATTATCCGGCATCAATTTTTCATACTCTTGCTCCGCCGTCTCCAAAGAGACGTTGATTTGGGATAATGAGGACTGAGTCCGGGTGAGCTGACTAATCAAATTGCCAAGGGATTTGGTCGTGCTTTGAATCCGTTGGGCCCCCTCTTGTAATTTCATACCTTGCTTAACCTTTTCCAAAGCCTCGTCTATGTGATCCGTTGATTTCAGTTCTCGATGAATTTGGGTGATTCTCGATACCAGTTTGTCTAGTCTGATTTTGCTTTGGGTTTTTTGTTGGAGAGATTGATTCAGCTCATAGGCGACTGTATACTTGCTTTCAGCCTCTTCTACATATTGCTTTTTGGTAAGTTGGAAAGTCGCCCATTCCAATATGCTAATAACCTCCGCCAGCCGCGTCAATGCAATCCCTTTGCGATTATATTCGGATGTCTTCTCCTCAACCACTACGATCTTGGATTCTATTTCCGGGATATTCTGGTATTGCTCCATTGCGGTTTGGTGGGAAGCTAATTGGGATTGATCAGAATCAAGCTCCCGCCGGATTCGATCATGTGATTTTTTTACCTCAGATAAAACCAAATCAATATCCTCAATAGAGGCCGCTTGATTGAGCATTCGGGCCGCTTCCCCGGGGCTGCTGGCAAGTAAAAACGGCATATCCATTTGGGCTTGAATATTGTACTGATCAATTCGTAATGCCTCATTGACTTGCTCAGGGACATCTGTGCCGAACGCCTTGAGGATTTCCCCATTGACGATATATTCGTTTTTGGATGGTCCCTTGATTCTTTCTACCACATTACCGTCATCGGTTTCAATTCTGACTCTGGTATCCCCACCCCACTCGGAGCGGAAAGCATCACCAAGTGGACGGTTTGTCACCACCCACACAACTGCGCGAAATACGGCAGACTTGCCGGTGTCTGAATTTCCGATGAGTATATTTGTCCCTTCGGAGAAGTGTAACTCTGAGTGGGTATGGCTTTGGAAGTTTATTATGGTAACAGACGTTATCATAACGACCTCCGCTTTTGGGCAAGGACCCCCATCCAATACCCAGTAGCATATAATTCCGCGATTTTATCCCATTGTAGCATGTTGATCTCCTTGAATTCTTTGGTCAACCTCAAAGTATTTGATGATCATAATACTCCTACATCCTATTATACTAATTCCCCAAAGCGGGCAATGAGGATACTATCGGCCCTCCCAATATCCTTTTTTCGAGATAATGGGGCTGTGGGGTAAAGTTGCTGCGCCAAGGTTCGTGCCATGTCCTTGTCTTTGCCGATCAACCCAGCCCTCTTTTTCCATGATTGAGGAGTGACCAAATGGATGGGGAGAAATAGCCCTGCGCACACCCCTTGGATTATGCCAAATGACATTCCGAAGCTGAACATGGAAGTGACCCCCTGACCCGGCATTGCTGATACCCTTTCCAGAAACACAGGGGTATTGGCAGGGAGGGATTCCATCATTTTGGACAAGGCATAAGGGTTCACTTGATTCTTTTTTCCGTTGGCCATTATGGGCATATTCTCAACCTTAATGAAGCTCAGGTCATCATTATCTAGGAAAGCAATGGCCCCGGTTATGCCGGGGTCAATTCCTATGCGTATGTTGGGGGGTGTGGGTTTTGATCTTTGCATGATTACTCCCGCGCCTTCCGCTTCTGGACGAATTTGCTTTCAATCTCATTCCAAAGATCGATGACTTCATCCTTCAATTCTTGCTCGGCTCCAAGGGATTCGATCTCCTGGATTGCTGCATCGATGTTTTTTCCTAGATTTTGGCCGTGCAATTGGTATGTGGTCAAGTTATTGGTGGTTTTCAGGTATCGAAGATTTGCCCGAATATCGTCAATCCCATAGCCAAACAGGATGTAAACCGAGGCGGTGTGATAAGGCTCCCAGACGGATGATTTGTAAACTTCGATCTCGGTCTTGACCCCAGCCACACGCTCATGCTCATTCCCCTTGACAGTCCGCTTGATTTTGATTTTGGAGGAATTCCCACACCGCAGCCGCAGGCTTGAGTAAAATCCAATTGCCTCACCCCCGGGACTCTTCCACTTCTGCCCGTAGATGCCGGCATCTGGATTCTGACGGATTTGATTTGAGCATACCATGAGGACTTCCTGCTGGGTGATGATCCGGCAGGTTTTTCTCAGCTCTTCACTGAATTCTTTTGCCCGCCGCATCCCCATCTTGTCCCCCTCATCTTTGCCCATTTCCATATTAGTGGATAAGGCGGCAAGGGAATCGGCAAAGACGCCCCGGAGTGGGGCCGGGGTTTCCTTACTAGGCAGCCAATCCCGAACGGCTTTGAATACCTCTGGAATGGTGTTGGGGGTGGTGTATTGAATCTCTCGGGTATTCAGCCCAAACATAGACGCAAATTGACTGTTTAACCGGGCTTCGGGATCGTGGAACATGATATCAGCATCTTGCTTCTGCATATTGCCTGCGATCTGGCAAAGCAATACCGTTTTACCGGCCCCAGATGGCCCGAAGATTTCCACGAGGATGCCGATGGGTATTCCCCCTTCCCGATATCGTCCACCACTGATAGCCAAATCAAGGAGAGTGGAGCCAGTGGAAATGGTTTTATTAGCTCCATCATATTCCGCTTTCTTTTTTGGTTTCTCCCCCTGATGCCGCTTTGTCATTTGAGAACTTAGTGGCTCAGAGGGTTTTTTTGTTCGTTCCATTTGTTTCCTTTTTGACGGCGGAGCTGCGGTTGAACCCGTTATCCAGCCCCGCCGTCATTACTTCAATTTACCTTCACGCTTGAGCTATTTCAATCTAGCCGCAGGCTTCGGCGCAGGCACTCCAGCATTCACAGTCATCATCGCATTCGTCGTACATGTCATTGTCTTTGCCGAATTTGTGACCGTGGGGACATTCACCGGATTTGGCCTTTTTGGATTTGGGGGCTTCCTTTGACTCAGATTTGGCTTTCTTCTTGGGTTTCAGCTCTTCCTCTTCCTCTTCTTCTTCCGGCTCAGGTTCAGGCACGAGCTTGGTTTTCTTCTTGGGTTTTGGCGCCTCTTCTTCCTCTTCCGGCTCTTCCTCTTCCTCAGGTTCAGGTGCGGGTTTTGCTTTGGTATTTTTCTTGGGGGCGGGTGTCTCCTCATCCTGTTCTTCTTCCGCCTCATCCGCGCTCATACCGCCAAAGAACAGGGCTTCAATTGTTTTGCGGGAAGGCACAATGATAATATCGTCCAGTGATGGCAGATCATCCAGGATGGAGTCCGGGTATGCCTTGTCCCGCTCGATGAAATCGATTCGGCTGGTGACGGCGAATTTGTTTTTACCGAATGTATCTTCCCCAAACCGAATGCGGAGGGTTCGGCCATCTTCCAGGTCCGGAAAGCTCTCGTTTTCCTCGTTTTCCTGGACCTCTTCGTTGAGCTTATCCTGGAACAGATACTGGGAAATATCCCAGACATGAGGCTCTTCTTCGAAATCCTTTTGGCCTTTGGGAATCACCAAATATAGGTTACGAAGAGATGGCTTGAGTCCTTTGATTGCCTCATCATCCCATTCGCCACCATCTTTAAGCAGTTGTTCCCGGTGCTCGCAGATAGGACAGGGCTGTTTGATGGTGCGCGGGCATACGATGGAATCACTGTTCGGACCGATGTTCTTGTGGATGTAATACGGGCGCTTGTACCACAACTCTCCCGGCACGGCGATGCCATATTCTTCATCCCTGTCGGCGTGAGCAGCATCTTTCACGATGTATGGCAGGATGTCCAGGTCGATTCTGGTTTTCGGAGTCTCCTTAAACACCTGAAGCCCTCTCGGCAGATTAAGGTGCCGATGTTGCGGCTTCTGAGCCTGCTTTTCAGCGTTGCGAGTCACCCCGCCTTTGAATTTTCTTCTCTTTTCTTTTGCCATGATTTTAGTCTCCTTCCTTTTCATTATTTTTGAATAGCTTTTTCATTGCCTCAGTTTTGCCCCGATATGCAGCAGCAGATAGTATTTTCACATACCACGGCAAAGCCGCAATCAGACACCCGATAAGAATCACCCATATCCACATGTTACTTGGTTCGCCTTGCTATTTTTACCTTCGCATTTCCCTTTCTTTTTTCCTCCCTTTTCATATTCTCCTCAGACAGATTCCGTTCCATCTGAGGTCCGGCAAAGTATGATGCCCGCAAAAGCGTAACGAGATTTTCCAATGCAGTTTTACGATGTTCAATGGCCCTCACCGCCGCCTTGGCGATATTGCTTTCATATTTGGCATTGGTGAATTCTTTGGCTGCATTTTGATAACTCTTTTGTTGTAGGATGGTGCTGGCAATCGCCCCTTCAGTGGTTTTGGTCAAGGCATACTTTTCCGGGTTGTCTCTGATATCCAGATCAAGTCGAGCCCGTTCCACATCCAGCGCCTCTTTAGCATTATCCAAGTCGCGGTCTGCTTCGGCGGAATTCTTAACATATTTCCGCATCAGGTCCGGTTGATTGAGCCATTCCACGTCAAGAGCACTTGGGTCGATTTGAACGTCTGCTTCATAATCTAAGTTCGCCATTATTTTCTTCTCCTCTTATATTTTATTATACTAAGACTCTAATCTTCCCCAGAAAAAATTACACTGTAGCACGCCAAAACCAATCCAGCAAATCCTGACGAAAAGAAATTCTCCCTCATCTCCTCCATCACCGCCGCCGCTTGATCGTTCTGCCCATTCAGCAAAATGGTTTGGCAATACCCCAATATCGCCCGGCGAATACGCTCAGCATCCTCCTGCTGCAGCCCTTTCAAAATCCCGCTGATTTTCTTCCACGGGCTGCCATCGACCAGTGCTCTGCACAATTCAATAGTAGCCGAATGAAGCTCCGCCGTCCTCTTGGCTACGCCCAGCCGGGCCTCCTCTTCCACGGCTAGCACTTGCGCGAGTATCTGGAGAGCGTCGCGGGGCTGCCCCAAACTATCCATAATGATCTGCTCATACACTTCCTTTGGCAGGGAATCATTCTCGGCTGTGACTACCCGCCGCAACAGGATTTTCATTTCCTTATCATTCAGGGCGTCCATTTTGTATTGAGCGCATCGGCCTTTTATCGTGGCCAGAAGCTTTTGCGGGTCGGTGGTGCAGAGGATAAAATATACATGCGCTGGGGTATCCTCTAGGATTTTGAGTAGGGCGGACATCGCATCACCTGTCGCTCTATGAATTTCGTCCAGAATCCAGACTTGGCACTTCCCCTCAAGTGGTTTGAAGGAGCTTTGCTTCTTAATTTCCCGCACGGAGTCTATACCGCGCAGGTCTGCAAAATCGATCTCTCTGACCCCGCTGCCGGTAGCGCCAAGTTCATTAGCTACTATTCGAGCAATTGATGTTTTGCCGACTCCTGTTGGACCATGAAATAATAGGGTCTTCGGCATGGGGGTTTGGCCGTCTAATTGGCTTCTGAGTATCTGGATGGTCTCTTTATTGCCCACGATCTCGTCCAATGTCTGCGGCCGATATTTCAGATAGAGTACGTTTTCAGTCATTTTGTTTCCTTTCTTCCTAATTATTATTCACTTTTCAATTCTTGCAATTTTTTCCATAAGTCGGCTGCTTCCAGATCATTGGTGGATATTGCGAGAATTTCAGAGACACGGGTAAACTCTTTGGGATCGGTAATCTGCCCGCTTTCCAATATTCTTTTAGCTTCGTCTTTTGCTTGGTTTACGCTATTCACGGCTATGAAGGCTAAGGGGACAGCCAATACAAAGCCAATAAATACGAGAACCATGAACCCGATAATCATTATGATAATCATTTTAAATCTCCTTTTATTTTATTTCACCCACGCCATGTCAACGCCATACTCATCTACCTCAATCGCTATACGTTTTCAGTCATTTTTGTTTTCTCCCCTTTCCTTTTTAACTCTAAAATAATGATTTTGTAAAAGTTTGGCGTGAAATTCTTTTGGTTTTTCTAATGTCGGTATGCCAATAATACCATGCCATTATTCGACGCCTTTCATAATTCGACCATCCTAAATCCTTTTGTTTTGCAGTGACTTGATTCCATTTCATAGAATCCAATTCATGAAACCACATTGGTAATGCTTTCACTTTATGCTTCTCAATCATTTGGCATCTTTCCCATGCCTCGTCAGGATCGCTGTTAAACCCTATCATAGCGTATACCCTGACCCAGCTTTTGGGTATCTTATACTTCCAAAGAAGATCAAGTGATTTTTCTAATTCTTTTACTTCCCCCCGATTATCACAAGCGAAACGGATGATTGGTTTATTTAATCGGGCACATCTTTCTGCGTGATAATCGGTAAGTAATCGACAATCCAACCCCTGTTCAAAATCAACTCGCTCATGCTTCTCAAGCCGATCAAATACTTTATCCAAATGAGAGATTGAAGCAGAAAATAAGTTGTTATCAGCCAATATTGGGAGGTCTGGCCATTCTTTTAGTTCTTGAAAACCACCCTTTTCGATTAAGCCACGCCCAATAGCACAATATTTACAATGATTGGGGCATCCTGTTGTAGTGCGTGTTGCATAGGGATTAATTCGTTGAAGAACTCCATTTATAGTCCCTCCAATTTGCACCACATTTTCACAATTCTTAAAGTAATTTGGCATTAAATCCACAGCGGGACCGCCCACATGAACGTTTTTACAAAACGCCAATCTGTTTTTTACCTTTGGTAATTCCCATGTGAACGGAATAGAAATAAAAAGATCATCCCCTTTCTGCCAGTAATATGATTGTTTAGGCCAGCTCATTATTCCACCCACGATCCGTCGATCGAATATTCATCAATTTCTATTGATAACGGAACAATGATCCAATGACCCCAAACTGACGGCAGGTATTCATT